TTTTAGTAAAGAATGGTATTATCAATGCCCATCTTGTTTTACAGATATGTACGCTCCTACTAAAAAAACTATCAGAAAGACAACAAAACATCATTATAAAGAAATTTGTGGTGGTGGTTGGTAATGGCCAAACAATGTGGAACGTGTACAAAATGTTGTGATGGAACAACTAGTGTTGGTGGAGATATTTTTGGTCACATATATGGTAATGGAAAGCCTTGTCATTTTTTAAATTTAACTGAAAAAAAATGTGGCATATATAAAGATAGACCAAACGATCCGTGTAAAACATATAAATGTATGTGGTTAAAGTATGATGATGTTCCAATATGGATGAAGCCAGAATATTCTAATATTATAGTATCTTCATATAGTTTTAAGGGTAGAGATTTTTTAATTCTTAGTGCTATGGGTCAAGACTATTCTGCTAAGTATTTATCATATGTTATAAATTATACTAAAAATAATAATATACCTTTAATGTATGAAATAGGACATGGCATTGTATTTTTAAATGATTTAAAATTTTTTGAAAATGCTCTGCAAGAATCAGAAGTGTTTAATACAATGAGACAAATTTTAACTCATGGAAATACTGAAATAGTTTAACTTTCTTTTTTGTGGTTAGCAACGTATCTTGAAAACTTTTCTCTAATTGTTCCATCTTTTCTGACACGAACAATCCAACCATCTTTTATTTGAATTTGATTGTGTGCGTATTTTTTCTTTCTGTTTTTTCTTAATCTGTTATTGCTCATTGATTTTTTCTTTCTGATAAGATCTGCCCCAAAAAAATGAGGATATCATTAATAAACCAATAACCAATGAATGCCAAAAATAAAATATGTTCATGACAAGATTATTCTATTTGATTTAGTGTAATCTTTTCCAAAATCAGCAAATAATGCTTTATCTTTTTCACGATTAACTATTCCTCTTGACCATGCAAAACCAGCATCTCCACCCCATGCTAACCACATAATCTTTCCGTTAGAAGGATCTGTTGCATTATTAAAGTCTTTACCTTTTTTATCTACTTCGTGTCTTGAAAAATAAGAGTACATACGTTTAACTGTGCTTAAAGATATTGACTCTCCTCTAGCAAGTTGACCTGCACGAGTCCAACCAACTGATGTACCAGCACCTTTTGCTTTACCATTTTCTTTGTATTTAATTGCTCTACGTGCTGCTGATCTTACTCCTGCTGGTGGTGAGTAACCTTCTGCTTTTGATAAGTTATCTGTTTCATAAACAACTGTGTCATCATCTTCCCAAAGATCATCTGCTTTTGCTGCAGGTACACAATTAGGAACTGGTTTACCATTTGCTCCTGGTTTCATACCACGTTGTACATACCCATCCCAACATGGTGCTTGTTTGTTTACATCTTCTGAATCCATTGGCTCACCTTTCATGTCTACTATTGTACCACCCTCTTAGTGATATACTTGTTTAATGATATATGACAAATATGTAGAGCAATTTGACAAAATAGGATATTCTGAAGATAGGGTTGTTGTTGTCCCTAATTTTTTGACTAAGGATAAACTTGACTATATAACAAACTGGATTAAAGAATATAAAACTAAAGGTCCTATAGACAGATTAGATATAGATAACCAAGATGTCCTCAATATACTAAAAAAATCAGAAAAAGATATATATAGTTTAATATGTAAAAACTATACAGATAAGTATGATGTTAAATTTGATGAAAACGTGCTAATTCCAACTCATTTGGTAAATTGGGATTTAGAACAAAACTCTCCTCTTCCAGTTCATGCTGATTGTGAAGGACCAGATGGCAATCCAGCAATGCATAATGGCTATTATAGATATAACTTAGCAGCAATATGCTATTTAAATGAAGACTATGTTGGTGGAGAAATATTTTTTCCACACATTAATAAAAAAATTAAACCAAGTGCTGGTGACTTGGTGATGTTTCCTGGAAAGTTTAAACACGGAGTGACTGGAGTAGAATCTGGAAATCGATATACAATGTTATCTTGGTTTAGATTTGATATTGAAGACAATGTTAACTATGAAGATTTACCATATTCAAATACTGCTGTTGGTATATTGTTTAATGAGACAGGCAGTTAATTAAAACCACCTGTCTCTAATTACACCTGTTTATTTTTTAGCAGGTTTTTTTGCAGATTTCGCTGCTTTTTCAACTTCTGCTACATCTGGAAGTCTTCCAAATGCTGTATCGCTTGGATTAATTGCACGTAATGCTACTGGGGCAATCGCTGCCAATAGAGCATATGCTAGATCTTTTGGATCTGTTACGCCTGTCATGTACAATGCTAGTCCAGCACCTAGGACAGAGCGTCCGTATGATGCAAGAGCGGCCTTTAATTGTTCTTTATTCATTTTTATTTCTCCTTTTTCTTTGAGCATTTAATATGCTCAAACCTATGAGTAATTTTTTTTGGACCAAAAGTTTTTTTTGTATCCATTTTCCATTACCTTTTTAATACCGTAAGACATTTTTTTAAATTGTTTATCATTATACTCTAATTCTTGAGAAGTCCAATCTTCTCTTTTAATAAATATCATTTGATATATTGGAGTTCCAGCAGGTATCAAACCTTCAAACCCTTTCTTTACCATAAAAGGTATTGGCCCATTAACTGACCATTTGTCTGTGTCTATAATACCATTCATTGTTAAAAATGGTAGATCTAATCTGTTTGCTGGATGAAAGTATAATGTGCTATACCCCGCTGGAGTCTGAGGTTCCCACTGAGTTATCCAATGAAATTCGTTAGTATAGTAGCCATCAAAGTTAGGAAACACTCTTCTAGAATCAGTGTCTTGTGCTCTTGTAGACAATGGTTTAATTGGACCAGCCCACTTATAATTTACAATATCATTACCTGTATTTGGATCAACACCAAGATTAATTATTTCAACATCACATATTAATTCTTGTGTATACCCTGAAGTTAATGCATCTAAGAATGGTGGACATTTCTTTGCTGTACCGTCGTCCCTATTACCTCTTAAAGTTGGTTGAAGAGTAGGCATATCCTTAAACCATTTTGGCAAATAGTTTTTTGCAGACTGTGGTCTTGGGGTCATAAACTCTACATCCTGGCTAGATGGAATAAAGTTTACCTCTTGACTATTGGTCATGATATAAACATCTTTCTTTTTAATTGATCCATGTGTAAATCACACAAGTTTAATTCTCGTGGATAATCATTAAATATTCGTGTTGCTTCTTCTTTACATGAATATTCTTCACACACCTTAAAAGCATTCCACGCTACCTCTGTTTGGTCTTTAAGCCTTATCAAGATCCACCTCCTCTGGAATTAACTTCTTTAATTCATGAAATGATTTAGATACAACCTGCATCTGATTTCTAGTATCAGTATCAAAAATAGCACCATACTTATCATGAAATTCTACAATTGGACCTAATTCTGTTACTACATTACCAAGAGTGTTTTGTACATTTTCTATATATTCAAAAGCAGACTCTCTCGATTGATTAAGAAAGTTTATAAAACCTTCTTGAACGTCTGTTTTTACAGAATCCTCTTTGTCTTTATTTTTTAATTTATCAAGTAAAAAACCATTAGTTGTAGTTGAGTCTATTTGCATCTGAAGCATTTTGTTTAAAGAGTCAGAGTATTGAAATTTTAACCATAAATTTTTTAGTACTGTTACTATAGACAACGCTGTAGTAAAAATTAATAAAAATATTAACCAACTATTTTGCATCTTTTATAGCCTCTCTTGTCAATAAAACAATAGCACCATTTTGCTCTAATGTTTTTTTAACTTTAATTATATACTCAACTGCTGCTATCTTTCCATCATGATCCAACCTGGCCAAAGACTTAGGATCCAGTTTAACAGACAAAAAATTATCATTATCTATGATCTGCACACCAAAGTTTTTAGGTGCAGTAATAGAACGAAAAGCCCTTTTCATATTGTCAGTATACATTTTTTTCCTTATAAAAGTATATCATAAGTATCCAATATAGTCGCTACAGATACCGTATCCATTAAAATTATCAAGGTATTCTTGCGTTGGCCTTTCTAAATGAACAATAATAGATTGTTTTAATATATCTTTTTCAGGGTATGTCCAAATGTAATTATTGCTTGTTAATGTAAAGTCATCTGTTTGATGCCAAAAAAATTTACAATTTGATAAATTTTCCTTAAAGAAAGTCAAAGATTCTAAATTTTTACAATGAAACCAACCATTAAGCCCTATATCATCAATAATTTTTAAATCTACCTTATGTTCAGGCATATCATGTCCAAAATATAGAAAACCACCTATAACCCAAACATCTATCTCTACCTCATAATTTTTATTTATTGCATTAAAAATACTATCTACAGTATTTTCTTTATCTAAATCAGGTCCATATAGATTACCACGGTGTGATATTTTTATCATTGT